CTATTTAGTTAAATAATTTCCGTTAAAATTCACAGTACCACCGACTGGTATTGATGCGAACCCAACTACGTTTAACTGTCCGTTTGTTTCGATATAACATTCGACAGGAATCATTATGCTTGATGCACTAACCCCCCACGCAGGAATGGGAACTCGTTTTATAGGTCTGCATGCAGAAATAGTGTTATATGCAACTGCTGCTGTTCCGCGCGTCAGCGACCCTGTGACCTGCACTGTCTTGCCAGTTAAAATCATGTCGAAAGCTCCGGTATCTGCCCATCCATTTAATGGATTTCCGTCTTTTACACCTGGATAACCTGAAATAAGAACAGTACCGTTGATGTATCCATTAATGAGAGAAGCATCAAGACCCAGGCCACCAAGATAATCAACTCCTGCCTCCCCATTCTCATTTGCAAATAGCTTTCCATGGGTCAAGCTATTCCCACCGAGTGCATAACCACTTTTTGTGTTACCTTTTGACGATCCTGTTCCTATATTTATCTCAACTGAATCAGGATGAACACGAATACCGCCAGAAGCATTACTAATCCTATGCTCACCGATAGTCCAACCAACACATTTATTATCAATGGTTAATGAATAATAGTTCCCATAGACATTAAATGCAGAGTACCTACCAATGCTGACGTTTGTTATGAATCCGGTATTAGCATCAGACGGTATCAATCCCCATGATGCATTCTGTACAATTAACTCACCAATACCAATTCTGTCGATTGTTACGTTATCATGAGCATCATAAATCCCGCCCATAGTGACATCAGGCCATCCGGAGTTGTCATAAAGACCAACTGCGATTCTTTCCATGTAGTTATCGGCACACGCCCCGCCAGAATCAGATTTGAAAATAAATGCATCACCATACTGACCGTAGCAGTGTGCAATTCCACCCTGCAAACCCTGGCATTTAACTGTAAAACCATGAAAACCGCCGATACATTCCACGTACCCTAATTTAACACCTGACAACTGTTCAAGCAGTAAGCTGTGAGTGCCAGGTTTTGACGGGTCTGTCACGGTGTTAAGGAGCTTTACATTATTTATTTCAAGGTTGGCATTACTGCCAGCGCCATAATGTTGCAGGCCATCTTCATAAGTAACCGACGGATAAACGTTTTGAGAAACATAATCACCAACGTCAATACCTAAATTAAATATTTTGAATCCCTTGGCCTGATTTTTAATTGTACCTTGAATGATGGTTCCTGTTCCGTCCATGAGATATCTTTTGTCAGATGACAGCTGAGGCATTCCAGCGCCAACAATAGTAATATTCTCAACGGTGTTTCTATTTACACCATATAACCCCGTAATGTTATACGTTTTCTTACCCAACCAAAAAACACTACCAGATGTTGCTGCTGTTAGTGCTGCTTTTAAATCTCCATTATAAGGTGCGTTATCTACAACAACGAACTTAACAGGAAGGCTATAATGTTCTGCTAGCCCACCAACTAATAGATACCCATCAGGCTGACTAAGTCTGTACTCAAGCTGATCAGGGTCGTACTTAAGCACGTTTGGGAAGTAAAACTGCTGAGCATTGTTGGCATCGTATACAGCCATTGAATGTCCCTGCACAGTTACAAACTTAGCAATCTGTCCGTTATAAACAGGGAAACCTCCAGCGTTTATGTTAATTGGCTGAGGAACAGGAACGTGAGTTCCATTCTCATTCTCAAGATAAACCTGAACCTGATTTGCAGGATTTACCGGATCGGTATCAATCTGTCCGATATAGATTTTACCATTAGCCACAGCCTTAAATGACCTTGGCATCGTGAACAACTGAGAAGGCATGCTTACAACAGCATTTGCAGTTATGTCTGACATTGTACTTTTACCTTGCAGGTTTTGAGATGCTGCAAACTTAACTGGTAATAGCGACGTAAGGCCGAGTAAAGACTTTAAGAGCGTTCTTCTTTTCATGATCCTTCATCAATTTTGATGGTTTGAATAGATCATGCAAAAAAGAGTGCCTGTTATCAACCTGACAGTCATTTAAGTTGCGCATCATTGCGTTAAAGTTTGATATGGTTTGGCTAATAGGAGATTTTATGGACAGAAACTTATTGAACTTTGCATTCCTTATCTTCGGCATCGTAGTTGGTAAACTACTATTCGCTTAAGGATTCTGATTTTACACCCTGAGCGAATGAGTTAACTGCCCGCTCAACATCAGATAACGCTTTCTCGAATGCGGTAGAACCACGTGGCGTGTTAGCCAGGCGAAGCATTGCGTTTCGTGCCGGTTCACTTTCATACATTCTCGCCAGCAATCCATAACCACCACCGACCCCAACTAGCGCTGGGTTAGTTGCAGACCCAATTCCTAAGATGAATGGGATTGTCTGCTGTCCGGTTGGCGTCGTTACACCTGCCTGCCCCGCACGCTTGGTTGACTCAAGATAGTTTTTCAGCCCTTTCAAATATGCAGCATCACGGCCTTTAAAAGCTATACCAGTCTGGTTAGACATCAGATTTACCTGGCGCAGGAATTGATCAGGAGAACCGCCTGATTTCTCCATAGCCTTTCCGATGATGCCGTTACGCATTTGTGCACGGCCAACCTGCCCAACTGACCGGTATAGATTCTGAATCTCAGATTTGTTCTTGCTGAACAGCATGTTGTTGACCACTTCAGGAGTTAAGTCTCCTTTCATGATCACGTTCTTTAGTCGAGTATTCTGGAGTTTGTTAGCTTCGTCAGCGTATATGGCGTTAGCTTGCTTATAACGACGCAGGGTGTCATTACCAAGATTCTGTCCGATAGCGCTGTCGATATCACCTGTCATTGCATTGTAAATACGCTGAATGGCTGCATCAGATCGGTTTGGCAAGACTGTTCTCTCTCCTTTAACATCCTGCCTAAACTGGCTTCTCAATCCGCTTAACTGCTGCAAATCCATTGCCATTGGCCCGTTTGCTCCAGCATTGCGGGTAAGCTCATCGCGATAGGCCTGAAGCTTAGAAATCGTATCGTTATCCGCAACCTTTCCAAGTTTCTGCAAACTGGCTATTTCAGTATCAATCTGCTGAATTGCCTTTGACGGCTGAATGTTTACGCCTGCCATTGCGTTTTGCACTTGTTCCAGCCTATTCCCCGCTGCGCGCTTTATTCCTGACGTTTTTGCTTTCAGACTACCAACCACAATCGACGGATCATACTCACCAAATCGCGATGCAAACTCATCTACCAACTGACTGCGAGCTTCTTGCTGATTAGCTCGCATAGTACTTGTCCCAGCAAATGGGATATTTTCAGCTGTGGTTTGCGCCATGCGGCCGACGCGTGAATTTGGCTGCAAAACGTCAGTGGTGTGCAAAGGAACATCAGCAGCATTAGCGAACTCAATAGCCTGTTGCGCTTCTGGTGCGATCGTCCCGCGAATCCCACGATAAGCAGCGCCAGCGGCACGGCCTAACTGATTGATTGCCCCGCCTAATGCAACACCAGTTCCTAAGTCTGTTGCCAGTGTTTCTGGATTATCACGCTCACTGTTTGCAGCCAATGAACCAACAGCGTTCTCCGCCAGCAAGCGTGATGCACCCTGAGCAACTCGACCGGCAATAGATGGTGCCTGCGTTGCAATTCTCTCTGCCCCAACAGGAGTCAAATATGGCAGTGCTTCAGAGAAGATTTTACCTTCTGTCGTCTGTGGAGTGAGCGCACCTTGTTGCAAGCCAAAGTCCTGCTCAAGTCCTTGTGTCGTGACACGAGGCGCTGGCTGATAAGTTCCGTCACCAATGCCAAGCTTCTGACCAGCCCATGCCCCGGCGCTGGCGACAGCATCAGCCATTGATGCCGGGATATTTGCCAGATTAACGCCAGCCTGTAGCAATCCACGCCCAGTTTCTGCAGCAGCATTGCCAAGGTCAGACATGAATCCACCCTGTTGCTGAGGCGATTCCTGTGGTTGTTGTGCTGGTTGTTGAGTCGTTGGAGGTGGATAAGCAGCATAGAAAGCCTGTTTAGCCTGTTCTGCATCGTTTCCTGCTTGCGGTGCTACTACTTCATTGAAGTATTGCTCCTGCGCCTGCGCTTTTTGTTCTGGTGCTAACGCCTGATACTGTGGAGAGGCGATAACATCTTTCCATGCTTTAGCCATTAATCACCCCATAGTGAAGAAAAGTTACTGCTGGCTGCTGGCTGTGATACCTGTGCAGGTTGAGATTGCTGCCGCTGAGATTTACCAACATTAACGTTATATTGTTGGTTGTAATTGTTGGTGTATTCCTGAATCTCACGAATCGACTGCTGCATAGCCTCCGGGCTTGAATAGTCAACCTGCGGCATCCCCTGAAAATACATCTTCGCTTCTGCAACGGTGTTAATACCACTGGCCCCCATGTCCCTTGCTGCCGCCACACCCTGATTCTGCATTCTGCCCTGAATACGTTGTGCTGAGTTATATAACTGGCGCTGCTCTTTTCCTGTTAATCGGCTGCGAACATCAGCACCAATTGCTGGATTACCTGCACCGCCTGTCATTCCTGTCATGAAATCGAGAGCAGAAGCGTCTGCATTTGCGATCGCGTCGATATCCTTCTTCATGGCATAGTTTTGTGCTGATGCAGACGATGTTGCAGGCGCAGCGATTGAACTGGCAGGGACGCGAATCATATTGCCCTCGTTGTCTATTCCTTCGTAGAACGCATTAGCACCAGCGCCGTGAAGCTTCCTACCAACCGTTACCGTTCTACCATCTGCCAGTTGCACAACATTATCCCCGCCAGCATCAGGACGGCCTCGAACACGAAGATATGTCTTTTGTTGCTCTGGAGACAGGCTGTTGAAATATTGATATTCTTTAACAGATGCAGGAACAGCACCTCCAGCAGTGCGCAGGGAGTTTTCACGGCTAACAGCAATGCTTTGCGCCTGTAAACCTTCCCCAGCTTTATTGCTGCGAATCGTCTCTGCCAACTCGCCACGCTCAATATCCCGACCAGCCATCTTGTCCTGAACATTGAAGTAATCAATCGGACCAAGAGCAGCCATTCCAAGGTGATCAACAAACTCACCAAATCCTGAAGGATTCTGCTGATACATCTGAGCAACGTTATTAGGGTCAACACCGACGCGAGTCAGTTCCTTGGCGTTGTTTTGCAGCCATGATTGCATTGCTTCTGGGGACGATGACGCAAGGCGTGCGCCAGCCGCTAAGGTGCCGATGGAATTGCGCTGGTCTTCATCAATGAATCCCATGCCTTTACGAACAGATTCAATCTGGTCTGGATATTGAGTAGCCAACTGACGCAAAGCACCACGATCACCAGACGCATAAGCATTAGCGTACGCCTGCTGAAATTCTTTCTGCCGCTGAGCCTGCTTTTCCTGCTGAAAAACACCCGCAATACCTGAAAGACCTTGCAAAGCCGTCAGTCCAACATTGTTAGCGCCTGAACGCTCAATATCATTGTTCTGCCTGATAAGCTGAAGCGTATTGCCGATGTCATTTACGCTCGGAGCGTTTGAGTTGACGCCGCCGATACCAGCCAACAATCCGCCGTTTGTTCCTTGCCAAGTAGCCATGATTACCCCTTAAAACAACGAGCCAAGCAATCCGATACCAGCACCAATGCCAGCGCCCCAAGGCGTTGATGTTCCCAAAAGGCTGGCAAGACCTGCACCGGCAATCGCACCAGACGTGCCACCGCTAATTGCAGTCTGAAGACTTGATGGTTTATTGGCATTAGCAGCGGCAAGTGCTGCGCTTTGCTGTGCAATGCTGCTCATGTTGTTGGCGTACGTCTGCCCGGCGTTTGCCTGACCTTGCAGCGCACCAAGCCCAACGTTTGCCAGATTGTTGTAATTGCTCATCTGATTTGATAACCAAGACTGACCGAGAGTCGGCGCGATCGTAGCCAGTTGATTGCTTGTGGCTGTCGAACCAAGTCCTCCCGTAGCCTCCGCAGCAGCAAGACTCTGGTAACGCGCCTGACCTGCAAGGTCTTTATACTGCTGAGAATCGTGATACTGATTAAGTGCCTGCCCCTGACCTTCTAAACTGGAAAGATTCTGAAGCTGGTTAACATACTGCTCCGCAAGAGGCGTGAACGGAGCAAGGTTTTTCATGATCGTCTGCCACTGCTGATTTTGCAGGTCTGCGGCATACTTCTGAGCTTCTGCTGCATACTTTGCGCTTTTATCAGAGCTGCCACCTTTCCCGCCTTTTTCAGGGCAATAAGGTTCCTCGCCGCGCAGTTTTCTGCCCAGCTTAAATGCATATAACATGGCTATCTCCCGTGATTCAGGAAGTCGATTAGTTCTTCGCGTGTGGCGCTGTAAAAAGTCACGTCATCCACGCCTTTAAAGTATTTCTTGATGGTTCCGACACGCTTAAGGCCAATCATTGCGCAGTACATCTGCCCGTGGCGGAATTTGCGTGCAGCGAACGATGTGACGCACTGAACGGTGGTGTTAGTCAGAATGTATCGCCAGAACGCCAGCCCGATTTCCTTGCTGAAGCCGCGAATCTCTGGCAGGTACATGGCGTGGCAATCGAATGTCAGCGGCTGAATCTCCTGATAGTAAACAATGCCGCCGAACTGCCCGTGCACGTTCACCTCAAAGTAACGGCAATCAGGTTTGTAGTCGTATCCATCACCGTTGTTGCTCCCGGCGATGATGTCAGGGTGATTTCCTACTGCTTCGATCAGGTCGATGTTTCGCGTTGGTTTGAATGTAATCATCAGTCAATCAGCCCATGTAATCTAAGTGCCGTTTCAAGCGCCACAATACGCTGCCGCGCCTGCTGCAAACCTGTAGCGAGTGCTGCGACTTCGGATTGCGTGTACGTAGTGCCGACAGTGTATGCCTGGTTAGCGTTGAATGCGCCTAGGAGTGCCGTTCCGGTTGCCGCTGTCCATCCTGTCTGACGAGCACCGATAACCTTGGTGCCGCCGACTGAATAGGATGTTGTTACGTTGAGGGGGGATGCCAGAGATTGTGTTGCTGTTGCTGTTTTCGATACGTAATCGTCCTGCAATGCAGAAATATTTCCTTCAGCCTCCGTCACTCTACCATCAAGAGCACTGACATCAGCCTGCAAGGTGACTATTTCACCTTCAGCCGTGGTTAGTCTGACATCCAGCGACGCGATTGCATTGGTATTTGCAGTAATACGGATTTCATGGTCGTCTACGTCGATGCGGAGCTGACGAATTCTTTCTTCGTGATCGACCAGAATAACATCCTGCTCATCGTTCTTTACCTGCGCGTCATAGGCGCCTTGCCCTGCTTCGTTTGCCTTTCCCGCAATAGCGCCAACATCAGTACCCTGATTTATGACATACAGAAGGTAAGACCGACTGAATATGTTACGAGGGAGAATAGATGCATCAATGCGTGTAGCCTGAACCACGACAGGCTTATTAAGTGACGGGTCTGCCATATGTTACTCCAGACGAATTTGACACCCGGATAGTGTTACAGGTGATTTGGTGATTACCCGCAGTTTGAATCCGATTAATCGACGAATACGACCTACACGCTTCCATAAAACTCTCTTGTCGTACACAAACGGCTCATTCTGCTCAATCATCTGTTCGCGACCGTAATTGATTCCGTCTGTGGTTGCAGACAGGAACAGGCGGTCAGCGTATTGAGCAACACCAGTGGATGATTCAACTTCGAGGTCGAAGCATCTGGCATTGTCCGCTTTGAATAGGGGTGTAAACAACAGGTGTTCTTGCTGCTTGTCGTACTGGCTACTAATGTCGAATTGCAACTGCCCTGTCACCGCTTCTGACTTGTCGCCACACGCAATCTGGTTTCCTTCGTACATGAAATCGATGGCACGATAAACATCGTCGTATAAACCTGTTTTCAGTACGCACCATTGCGGCCCGTTCTGGCTTGATGAGGCATCGTAAACCAGCACATGACGCGGGAGATGGATAATCAGCAGTTCATGCGAATCGAACCTCAACGCTTCCATCACCCCGGTTGCCAGTTCATCAGCCGTGTATGAGCGGATAATTTTCTCAATACTGGCCGTCGCAATTGGTGAAGCCTGCCCTGACCCGATGATGTAGACGGAAGGTGCGCCAGTAGCCGGGTGACTGATGAATGCATATGAATCAGCGAATGGCGTTTTACAGTATGTTCCGGCAATGCCCTTCTGTACCATCAGCGATGGCTGTGCGACATACAACGCAGCGCCAGCGGTGGTTGCACCAGTCAGGGAAAAATATTCAATCGTCGATGAACCAAAGCAGACAATGAAGTCTCGCCATGTGCCGATACCGATGATGCCGTCCGGCTGCGATTCTGCGCGATATTGTGCGCTGTATCGGTCAGGATGCGATTCGTCTTCAAGGTCAGTGATAAACCATGAATCAGTGCCGTCTTTTGACCACGCATAACGCCCACGTAAGCGAGTAATGTCACGGACTGAACCTAACTCGTACTGTGTGAATCCGCTGTCAGTAGGCCAGTTTGAGACGGTTTTAACGGTGCCATCATAGCGGTATTCGACCAGTTGACCATTAACGCCTACCGCCTGTGATGTCCGCCCATGCGCCATTGATACGCGACCACTTCCGGCAACATCACCGACTTCGCTTTCGCCTTTGTAGAGCTTGCCGCCACACACACGATAGACAGCATTCTGCGCCATGTTGTACTCGACGCCTCGAGATACACCGTTCACATCAGAACGTTTGGCAATGCCCGGGAATGAGCGAAGATATCCGCTGCTATTGAGGATTTCTTTGGGTGTAGCCAACATATTCACTGGCAGATAGTCGATATAGTCGGCATTTCGAAAGTCTTTGCCGACACCTTTCATAAGCGGAAGTTGCTGAATCGGCATTATTCGCTCCCGTTATCACAAGGTTCCTTTCGGTGGAAGTAATTCAAACCGTTCCACTTCGCCAACTGATTTCCACTGCCAACAGGCATACGGTTTGGATAACCGGACTTACATTTTGCGGCTTTTGCTCTGTCCATTGCAGACAGTTTGACAAGTCGCTCTTTCCCGTATCTGGCAGTGGTTATAAGTTTTGCAGACGCTTCCAGCGCATAATCTGGAGCAATGCGGCAGGCAAGGTTGAAAATGACGGCATTGATAGCGTTATTTGATAAACCGTGTTCATCGCCTGGATCCGGAGCGACATCGGCATCAGCGAAAATGTAGCCAACGTTGATACCTGGTGACGCATCACCGCCAAGCCATTCCGCCATCATCATTTCAAGGTCGTTGACTCCGTCTTCCATAGACTGCGGTTCGACATCGGTTAACGTGGCATTTGATGCCACACCGAGCTTACGTAATGCCGCAAGGACTAAATCACCCTTCGTTGTCAGGTTCATCTGCTGCCGCCTTAGGTTTTCTACCAGGCTTTTTACGCTGTTTTTCTTCTGGCTCTGGCTCTGGCTCTGGCTCTGGCTCTGGCTCTGGCTCTGCAACATCCTTCAGAAGATCATCAGGATGTGCAAACCAGCCAGCATCCAGATATTCCTGAAGCTCTTCGGCTTTCACGATTTCAAAGTCGTATCCAACGCCTTTCCATTTCTTCATGTCGCCATGACGAAAGATCATGTGTGTCATGTTTGTCTCCAGATAAAAAAGGGAGCCGAAGCTCCCTCTGGTTATCACGCAGTCTGGTTAGGCAGACCAACACCAATTGCCTCTGGTCGTACAGCACATGCTGAATACCACACAGCAATACGGCACTTACCAGACAGAGTGTTGATATCACCCTGCGTTGCGAAGATGCCGTTAACACCAATACCAGGAATGCTGAAGGAAGACGTTTTCATGCCAGCAAACAGTTCATGGGTTACCGGGATCGGCTGAGACAGCAGACGGATTGAGTCATCAGCCCAGAACACGTTAGCGGTGGTTGTTGACACGTTCAGAACGTTTACCGTAGTGGTATCAGCAAGAGAGGTGTTTACGTTAGCGTAAGCCTTCTCTTCTTTTGTCAGTGACGCGTCATCCAGCGCAATCGGCTTCGGCGTGATTTCAATGTGAGTACTATCGATCACTCGGGTGATTGAGAAAGTAGCATCATCAGTCAGCACGTTCTTCGCCATCTGAGACAGGAATTTCACACCAGTGAAACTGATTTTGTCGCCGCGCTTAAATCCGGTGGTGGAGGATACTGTCACCGTTGCAACACGGTTGTCGACGTTCTCTTTGTTACCATCGGTATCAAGGGTGTATGCCTGCGGCTTAAACTTCTGCGCACCAGAAACAGTTACACCAGTCGCGGTTGACTTGGTAACTGCCGGAAGTTTCGGTGAGCGAAGAATTTCATCAAAGCCAGCAATCTGACGCTGAATAGTACCGTTACGATACGCTTCTTCAGGAACGCGCCCAAAGATGTCACCATCTACCAGGTTGCGGCCTGCTTTGCGGTAATCGTCAGGGTTCAGGAAGTAACTGATGCCCATATCGCGGTTTAGCTCACGGGAGAACATCAGGCGCTCTGCATCAGACACAAAATCCCAGCCAGACAGGCCAGTAGATGGACCAATTGCTCGGGTATCGTGAACAACAAGTGAGCCCATTTCAGTTGCCTGTTTGGCAATTGCTGACTCAATGTTATTCGCCAGTTTTTTGGCGGATGCCTGGATGCGGCGACGGTAAGAACGCTCATCACGCAGGTCATCTGCACGAAGCTCGAAGAAATCGTTATCCGGATCGCCCATGTTGCATTTCACGGACAGTTCCAGAATCCCGGTTGCGTTGCCAGTTAAATCCCAGCCAGTCTGGGTTGGCGCTTCCTGCTCAACAGGCATCCACACGGTGTTGCTTGAACGCTGCATGGATTCTGCCGGAGGGGTGTATTTTGTCACTTTGGACGCCATTGGCGTCAGGTTCTGGACGGTTTCGATGATTTCATCCAGAGCATACGTGACCAGTTGACCTTCATTTAATGCCATTATCGAATTCCTTTATTCAGTTGCGCCTTAAGCTTGCGGTATGTCTCTACATCCCCTTTGTTTGCTGCCGCTTCCATCTGCTTTTCAATCGCAGATATATTTGCAGCAACAGCGTGTCCCTGAATGGGTTCATCAGGTAGCGGGGCTTCTGAAACAGGTTTGGCTCGAGGCTTGAGAGTTAAACGTTCTGACAGTCGAGTGAGTTCAATCAGCGCGGATTGCCCGTCCATCGCCAGCAACTGGCGTGTTTTCTCAGGATTAGCACCAAGGTGATACATGAGAGCGGCGGATTTCTCCGGGAAGAGGCGCATGATGTCGGCGCCGACTGCTGGCGGCACCAGTTGCATGAATGCGTCCTCTTTCTCCTGATAGTCAGGGATATTGAGCTTTTCCGCTGCGTCGTAGTGCTTACGGGCTGCCTCGACGTATTGCGCTGATTGCTGGGTGAACTCCTGAGTTTTGCGACCCTGCTCGGCGACAGCCTGGCTTCGTGCGTCCATAGCCTTGATCTGCCATTCACTGTTTGCCTGCTGGAAGGCAGCCAGTGCGCGGCTCTGGTCATAGTCGTACTTAGCCAGTGCGTCTTCGGAAAGATAATCGTTAGGGTCTGGTTGTTTTGGTAACTCAGGGTTCACCCGCAGGTGCTCCGGCAACTCTCCACGCTTAACCGCTTCCATCTGCTGCTCAAGCTCACGCTGGCGTTTGCGTTCGATGCGGCGACGGGCAAATTCAGCATTAGTTGCCGGGTCTTGTTTCGGTTTCTCATCGTCTTTCAGGACAATCTCGAAGCCTTCTTCCTGACCTGCGTTGTCGTTGGCATTATCGACAACTAAGCCATCAGCAGATGCCGCTGCATGATTGCCGGGCAGGGTTAATTCTTCAGAAGCCTGAATGTCGGTGGTTTGGTCCATGGTTAACTCTCTCTTATTGAGGTGTCTCGGCTACTCCGCCGGAGGGGATTTGAACTTGACGCATAAGATTCGCGAAATCCATGCGTTGTGAATGAGTCTGGTCTGCATCTTTAAGAAGCAGCTCAGCGTTAGCACGAGCATCTTTGCTGCGCTGTTGCTGGAATTGACCTACGAGCTTGAGGTACTCACGCAGTTCTGCCTGCTTGTCGAGGTCCATATTGTTGAAGATTTCCGCAATCTTCGCGGCGTTGAGTTGGTTTTGTGCTTCAACCTTGGCAGCTTCAACCTGAATCTGCGCCTGTTGGTTCTCTGCCTTGAGCAATTCAGCCTGACCTTGCAGAAGGATACCCTGCGCCTGAATTTGCTCTGCTGATGGCTGCTGCGGCTGCTGTTGAGCCTGCTGTACCATCTCCATCTCTTCAGGTGTTTCTGGTTTCTTCAGCCCCATCATCACCAGTTGCTTGTTCGCGTACTCTCGCATCATCTCGACGCCTTTACCGTCAAGCAGCGTGAAGTATTGCAGCATCAGCATCTGGAACTCTGGAGTACCTTGTGGAACCTTGGTGAGTAACTCCTGAATCTCTGCGCGGTTCTGTTCCTTCATACTCTGGAAGGATGGTCCAACGTCTGTATAGCACTCATAGCGACCGCGAATGTCGTTGAGTGTGACCACATTGCCGGACTGGTAATCTACAACTTGCGCGTAGAGTTGAACGTCTTTCTCGCTTCCGTCTTCAAGAGTCAGCGTTACATGGCGAGGAACGTCATAAATATCGTTGACCATTGAGGCATAAATCTCGCCATCACGTCGCATTGCGGTAGCCAGGTTATCCTGAAACACGTATGTCTCAAGGTCTGCCCGCATGTTCAGTTGATTGACGGTATCGAAAGCGACCTGACCATTTGCCGCCTGCGCATCCACGCCAAGACTAGCCACCTCTTTCACTGCGTTGGTGGCTGCCTCAAGCATGTAAGCGTTGGCTTGCGGCACTTCAGGGTTTTCCATGTAGGAGATTGGACCAATCGGCAGGTCGTTACCGTTTTCATCGGTCCTGTTCTGCAGATAGTACGGATAGTCATCATTTCCACCGTACATGTATTCGTAGCCTTCGATTTGCTCAGGGAAGAAGGTCGGTTTCTTCTTCGGTGAACGAGCAACAATATCGGCGTTGAACGACATGATCATGTTACGAAGGCGTTGACCGTCTTTCGTCAGCCTTACCACTCCTTCGTAGCACTCCTTGTCACCAGCGAATGACCATTCACCATACACTGGAACGATTGGAATATGCTCTCCGGCTATCTTCTCGCGGTCTTTCAGTATCTGCGTACAGGTGATGATCGACTTATACACACGCCGACGCTTCACCTTGCGCTCTGCTACCTTAATGAATCCACGATTAGCCAGGTCGTCGATGACGTCTTTGATATCCTGCTGGTAATAGCTTACCGGCTCACCTGTCAGCGGGTCGCGGTAGATGAAGACTTTCTCTTTCTTCTCTTCGACCTCGTAATACTCAGCGACGTAGACGACATCATTCGATACCCACGGAAACAGCCATGTATCGTTCGGATTCTGGAAAGATGGCAAGGTGTCCGGATCAATACCGTAATCCTCTGCGAACTCTTTCCAGCCATTGCGCGACAAGGCGTTAATCACCGTGCAGTGCTTAGCGTCGCTCTTATCCATCTGCTTGCTGTTGGCGTCCCATATGACGTGTGAGCAGGCTTCATGGATTGGCAGGCGTCTGATTACCTGGTTGTTGCTTGTTGGATCGTTGTCTTCGTACTGTGTGACCAGACGCCATGCACCAACGCCGGACTCTATCTGCTCACGAACGCCAACGTTAACGGCAATTTTTGCCGTGTTATGGCGCATATCGGTACGATACATTCCCATCAACACATCGGCAGCATCAGGATTAGCTCCGTCTTTTGGTCTGAAGAGAACGTCGATAGGGTTACGGCGCATCTCTGCGACCAGCTTCCTGACCACCGGGCGAACAACATCGAATTGTCCGCGATATTGCAGGGTAGTGTAGTTTGATAGCCAGTCATCCCATTGGCTTATGCGACTGAAGTATAAATCGTTAGAAGCTTCTGTTCTCGCCTCGTCGGAAGACATCCAATCAACATCGAATGCTTGCAGTATCTTATTTAATCGCTCTGCGTTGTCAGTCATAACTTTACCGTGATAAAATCAATGGGACAACTTCAACAGGAGATTCTATTGTGAGCCATCCATCTATAGAAGATATAAGGAAAAATTTCACATACGATGCTGAAACCGGAATTTTGTACGCGGCTAATCGCACAAGGAGGACAGACCTTAACGGCAAGCCTGTTGGGTGCCAGCATGGAAACGGATACCTTGATGTAAGGCTTGGTAAAAAACTGTACTACGTGCACAGAATTTGTTTTGCGCACTACTATGGTTACTGGCCCGAAGCAGTGGATCACATAAACGGAAACCGTGCTGATAACCGCATCTGTAATCTTAGAGATGCCAATAAGCAGTTGAACGGACTAAACCGTGGCATGGATTGCGACAATTCAACTGGATACAAAGGAGTTTCCTATCGCAAGGACACAAATAACTACATGTGGCAATTTGTGGTAGAAGGCAAGAAATACACAAAAAGCGGATTCGCTACAGCATTAGATGCATACAAGCATAAGGTAGCATTTATTAATGCTCTGAATTCCGCTGCCTCTGAATTTCTCAAGCCGTAACAACAGTATCTATCTTGTTGACCGTGCGATGGGCCTGATTGGGGCTGGTATCTTTTTCTCTTTTGGTTTTTTGATGTCGCGCATCATTTTTGCGAAGCGGCGCATCATGTATGCATAGCGAACGGCGGATAGCACGTCGTCGTTAAGCTTGACGATTTTCCCGTTTTCATCACGGTGATAGAGGCGGAACTCCTCAAAGAATGGCTCACAGGTGTTGAATACTTTGAAGCGACCATCAAGCATCATGTCGCGCAATTCAGTGATGCCAGGCTCAACAGCATTACCGCCATCAGTCCATGTCGCATGCTCCTGCAACATCATAAAACCAGCGTCCGCGTACTGCCCTTTAAGCTGCTCACCGCCGCCCTTCTCGTGCTGGTTTCCGTCATGAGGCCATGCGGTTGGCACTTTATGCGCCCATGATTTAACGGCTCCCCAAGCCTGAACGGCTGTTTTTTCTTTCGCCTTCCACACGCGTGAAACGTAGATTGTGTCTGCATCTTTATCCCACCAAAGCTGAACCTGCGCCTGTGGGTGATCCCATCCGAAATCCATCCCGCCAATTACGTAGAAGTGATCAGGACACTCGAACGGCTGACACTTAATCGTCTCTTCCGGTATCTGGAAGATTCGACCGCTACCCATCGTAGGAATACCGCGAGCACGCGCCTCTCTCTCATGCTCGGGATAGGATGCGATGATTTGCTCTTTCTGTTCGTCTGTGTAGTGCTCAGCGTCATAGATGGTCATGTTGACCACTTTCTGCGACTTGCTGGGATTCTTCAGGAACTTGGTAACAACGTCAGACATCCCCATCAGCGGGGTAAACGTCAGAATTGAGAATTGCCCGTATTTGTTGGTACGGGTAAGACCTTCGCCATAAATGCTGTATGGTGGCTCTTCGTCAAACCACACGCCGTGGATTGTGTCACCCTGCCAGCGAGCGCGGCCTTGCGAGTATGGCTTGAAGTAGCAGATTGAAATGCCATCTTCAACGCCATCAGCCGTGTGATGCTTAACCAGAAGATGATCAACAAGGTTCGGAAAGAAAGGAGACTTCTTCCAGCTAATGATGTCCTCTTTCGGTATGGAACCGTAGCCTGGCTCGTCATTCTCTTCGATACGACCGCACAGGATGCGTTGAGTCGTTTTAGTTACAGTCTCGTTTGTCTCGCCACCAATCCAGAAGACAACAGGCTCATAGAAACGCTTACCTTTCCACTCCCCACCATATTTACCATCAGCCGGATAGCCTTTTGTGCCCGGATAACGCCCGGTAAGGTGAAACGCGACTTCAGCAGCACCAGTAAATGACTTACCAAGCTGGTTACCAGCCATAAAACATCGCTCTGGATAGTCATGTCCGGCGTCGATGAACTCACGCTGTTTGCTGTATGGCGTAAATTCATATAGCAGGTGTGTGTTCCGGTAGTTCTCTTCTTCTTCGAGTAGCTCGAGCAACTCGATTTGCTCTTCGTCGCTCAGGTTATCAAGAATCGCGTCCAGTTCCACGGTTGAATAGCTCCTTGATACGAGAGCGTCGCTTATCGCGATCTCCCTTATCAGGTGTCACGTCTTCAACTTGCGACTGCTCTTTGAGGCCCAAATCACGGGCGATGATGTTAGCGTTGAGAAGGTCAGCGGCTGCGCCAGAGAATTTCTGGTCGTAGATGATGTCTTCCGCTCGTGATGTGACGTCAGAAAAACCTTCCATTGACCGGAAGGTTCCCCATGTTTGCCTGGTGATATCAAGGAAGGTACACAATCCTGAAATAGTCATGGCTCGCATCTTAGGGACATTAGCCTTAATTATTTCTCCCTGATATGAAAATACCTTACCCTCCCATAGCGGGTTATCATCAGCCCACTCGAAGTATTCACAACAAGCAGCCCACAGCGCCTCGGGCGATTCGAATTTAGGGTTTCGCCCATGACTACTGCGGGCCTCCCAAAATCGGTTGCCCTTTGGTGCTGCCATATTTATCTCACTTAGTTGTTATTTCAGGTTGAGCATCACGCTCCGGTAGTGAACAGGTCTAACGCTTCCTTCGATTTACGCACCGCTTCGATAGTGCGGGTCGCGATATCTGAATTAGCGCCGCCTGACTGGAAGTGAATTTTGAATAGCTCAAGCTTCAGTTCGTCAGTGCCAATGAACTGAAATGCTTCCTCTGCGGCTGCGTTCTGGTTCATGACCAGTTTATAAATCTCTAACTGGAATTTCTGTTCTTCAGTCATGGGAATAATCTCTGCCATTGTTGGCTCCGTTTATCCGTTAAAAGGGATATCAGTTAAGTTATCCCGTGTAGGGTATAAGCCATTATCAAAGCCACTCTGTAGGGAATGGCTTTTGTGATGGCAATAAAAAAGGCCGCCTGAGCGACCTTTCATTTTTCATCCGTTTTAATCATCTGGGTAATTAAGCGGCATCCAGTGTGTAACCTTGCTTGCTCCTGAATCTATGAATGCCTTGGTTCTCTGCCAGTAAGAGCCCATACATGATAGTTTGAACACGTCACCAGTATCAGTAAGAGCTATAACCTCTTTAGACCACATTCCTTCTTTGCTTTCTGGTAGTCGGTGTTCAACATTGATCCATTGGTTTCCGTTATCATCCATCACAACCTCGTCTAGTTGTTCGTCATAGGTTCAGTGGCAGGCGGTGACGATTCCGCTTTTCGGGAGCTACCCTAGCCACTGTTTTATTCTATCCGATGTCTTTCCATCAGTCCGCCACCACAAAGAATCTTTTTTGCCATAAGGCTGGAGGTTCATCTTTCAATGGCTGCCAGTGTTATTTCCCCACTTTCTGGCTTGGGTTGTTTCGCGGTACTGCCGTAACTGGTGGTGCACAGACTTAGTTAAATCTGTTCTCGCCTGAACTATCTTTTACATGCCCGGATTGTGGGGATGTAAATCACGGTTTCATTATCAAGCCACCCGTAGATGGGCTTTGGAATGGTCACTTTGGCAGTCCGGGGATCGATATTTGCGCCTGCTGCTCAAGCCTTTCGATTCTTGCTATGAGTTGAGGTTTTTTGATCCTGCCCCAGCGGTTCAGCAAGCGTCCTGACATACTGGCAACATCCTTTTCCTTCATGAACTCCAGCATTAACTCGTTGTGCTCTCTTTGGTATGAGTGAGCCATCTCCATCAGCCTGTCACGCATCCAATTAAATGCTTTGATAAACGCCTCTTTGATGGCGGCAGCTTTTTTGCCGGTAAACGACATGATGATGTACATCGCGCCGTCTTTGGAAATTTCATATTCAACATACTGATTACCCTTGTGTTCATAGGTAACCCGCGAAAAGTTGCTGGTTAGAAATTCATCCGAACAGTCTAGCTTTTCGATTTTCTGAATGATGTGGTGATGCTGCTTGTCGAAGTAAGCTGCTACCTTGCGGGAGGTTGTGATCACGCGATCACCAGAAACAACCACCATGTCCCGGAAATCGAGATTAGCCAATTGATGATTCATAGCGTCTTTACCTTTTAGAAAGTGAGCCTGTCTCACAGAAAAGCCGCCCGAGAGAGGTCGCCACCTATAACGGCATTTCTCAGGCTCGCTTACTGAAAGGCTCTCGTTAATATGCGCGTGAGATGCGCTGTGAAATTCAGATATAAAAAAGCCCCGCGAATGCGAGGCTAAATCCTGGTGTTTGTAATGACTGGCTCTTATCTCAACGCTGCCCCTTACCGCGCGCCAGATGCTCAATATCAAGCATCAGCAATGAGATGTTTAATCTGGATTCACTCCAGAAGTGATCATCACCCTGTCTACAGAGCCAGATGTGAAGGATGATGAGTAAAATTATCGCTATCATCGAAGGCATTGCGTCCTGATGTATTCCTGAAGCGTTCTCAGTGCTGTTTGGTCGCGGATAATTCCGTCCCGGACACCGAGAACGTTTCGTCCAGCAACTGGAGAGAGTTCGACGGTGGCATCATTGCCCATGCCGGAGGCGCCGGAGGTTTCGGCTGAGGATGGCGCAGGGCATTTTCCTTTGACGAGCACCCGACCACCATTATCAAGCTTGCGCCGAAGAGCATCATTTTCAGCTTTCGCATCAGCTAACTCCTTCGTGTATTTAGCATCGAGCGCATCAGCATCACGCTGGCGCTGCTGCATGTCAGTAATGGTGGCAGTCGCCTGCTTCAGCTCACTGACTTTTTTATCGCGCTGCTCTTTGTAGGCGATTGCATTATCACGGTAATGATTAACCGCCCATGACAGGCAGACGATGATGCAGATAACCAGAGCGGAGATAATCGCGGCTACTCTGCTCATTGCTGACCCCACAAACAGACTTCACGCTCAATCTCACGGCGAGTCATCAGCCCTTTCCATTGCTTACCGCCAGCGTATGTCCAGCGACGTAGCTGATCACATGCGCCTTTGATATCACTCTGATTTATTTTGCGAAGAAGCGTCGATGTTCTGAAATTACCTGCGCCCACGTTGTAGACGAACGAGTAAAGGGCGCCTCGCGTTGTTTCCGGTATATCGACTTTGATGTACGGGTTAATTTGTCTGGCGACAGTAGCGAGGTCTTTATTCAGGAGGGCTTTGCATTCTGCCTCGGTATACGTTTTACCGGGTATAATGTCTTTTCCAGTGTGGCCATAACACACAGTTAATACACCTACTACGTCCTTATATGGTTTGTATCTGACACCTTCCAGACCATCGTTACCACTCGGACCAGTGATTAACACAGATGCTATAGCAATAGCCCCGCCACTTATCGCCGCTATTACGCTATTTCGTAGTGCCGGTGACATTGCCATTCAATCTGTCCTCACGCTCTTTGCGTTTGTAGTACCAGTTGATGCCAAATGTGCCGACAGTACAAAGAATACCAATGATTACAGCCCAGTCATTCAGGGAGAGAATGCCACCCATCGCAGTCAGTCCTCCGAAGCTGTAACTGAACCATTCTCTGATTTTGTCCATACGGTACATGCTCTACCCCCTTTATTGAGGGGATTTGCTCTATTGAATTAGGAATAAGGTCGATTACTGATAGAACAAATCCAGGCTACTGTGTTTAGTAATCAGATTTGTTCGTGACCGATATGCACGGGCAAAACGGCAGGAGGTTGTTATCGCAACCTCTTGCCACCCGCTTTCGCGAAGGTCATGTGTAGAAGGCCGCAGCATAACTATCACTGATTAGTTCAGGATGGCCAGTGGCTACGGCTCAGTTATGGTGCTGGTTAACGGACTTGAACCGCTACCCATTCGCTTACAAGGCGACTGCTCTACCATTGGAGCTAAACCAGCATGTTTGTCGGGACAGCGTGGACTCGAACCACGATAAGAAGGTTAACAGCCTTCCGTAATGACCTTTATACGACTGACCCAAATAAAAAAAGCCACCATTGCAACTTAAGAGTCACTAACGGCAGCTTACCCTCTAATTATGGCTAAATGGATAATTGCATGTCAAGACTTTTAACAACAACATGCTTAACTTTCTCAACACGTTTACGCATTTTGAAAGCATTTTGCATTGGCTGGTATAAAAAAAATAATGACGCTTTCAGGATGTCGTCAATTTCATTTCTACAGGTTGCCAGTGAAGGTTTTCTCCATCCCTCGCCACCACGTCCACACATCTTGCGTGGCTTTGCAGTCGCGTGATAGTAGGATGCAATTGCTCGCTTAGAGGAACCATGTGCGTAATAGCTAAGCAGAATGCCAAAGGCCTTTGTGTCGATGCGCATAACGGAATCTACGACCTGAGAAATCAACATTCCGTCATCATCATTGCACATTGGCCTTGTCATCACTCTTGATGGTTCTACCCTCTCCATAAACTGCGCTATAACGCTGCTCATGCGTTTTTCGAGTCTTCCTGAATAAACCCATGCCCCCCATAGCTCAAGCCACCCATTAAGCCAGTCATGCTGCTCTTTAGTGAGGTTCAATTCTCGTATACTCATGCAGCATTGCCTCCCGACGGCTTGTTCAATCCAAGCCGGTTCACCAGTTCACGCTCTCGCTCATGCAGATAATCCATCGCCTTCTGGTGTTGCTCCGTCATCTCTCTGACGCTGCGCAATTCAGCTTCGTCACGTTCACGCTGCTGTTTCGCCTGGTTAATGCTGGTTACGGTCATAGATACCTCTCCCGCCCTGATGAATCATTAAAACGCCGTTAACGATGGCGTGAGGCCTGGCTTCTTTGTCGTACAGATAACGCCTGACTGTATTGCGGTGGCACGATAAGCGCCGTGCTACTTCTGTCTGGTTTCCATATGTCTCTATGAGCATGTCTGGAATGGTTTTGATAGTGTGTGTCATGCGGCCTCCCGGATAACCTGCTCATGACTCAGATATTGACCCCAGCAACTGACCAACAATCTCGCTTTCACAGCGGCTTTCTCTTCGTTGCGCCACCTGCAGAACCAGTTAACAGCGCCTTCCATTTCTTGCCTGACCTTGCCGGCATTGTCGAAATGCAGCGGATAGACAACATCATCGAAAATTGCCGCAGTGGTCATTGGGTATTGGATTTTGCTCATGCTGCCTCTCTTCTGCTGTCACGCAGGTCTTTAAGTTTCTGCTGATACTCCGCCTTAATCGCTTTGCATTCTTCGATAGTCCAGCGATGGCGGTTATGGTTTGATTCGATTTCGTCTACTGCTTCTTGCCCGATACGGTTAATCAGTTCGACGCGATACGGAACGAGATTTCCGCTTTTGTGCTGGTTGCACACCACGCATTGCTTGTGAATATTGCGTTCATCAAATCGGAGTTGAGGTGCCGCAGCAGTTGTCCGGTAATGCCCGGCATCCCACTGAGCAGACGTGAGCGTTCCGCACGAGATACATGGTAAGTCGCGGTCTCTTTCTCTGATGAAGGCGTTTACGGCTTGTTGGGCTTGTTTAATCCAGTAACTGCGGGGCTTTAAGGCGAGTTTTCGAATCTTAAGTTTATCTTTCTGTTTCTGCTCCTCTCGTCGTCGTTTCTTCTCTGCTGCCTTTTCCGCTTTTTCGCGTTCTTTGCTTCGTCGTTCGAGTGCTATCTTGGTTCCACAAATCTCATTACACCAATATTGATTTTGATATTTTGGTATAAACCATTCATTGCAACATTTACATTTCCTTCGATAGATTCGCATAAGTGCTCCTTTCGTTGCCGGAAAAATCACCGTAATACTTATCTCGGGCTTCTTCAGCAACTAGTACCGCTAACTCCAGATCATCAAAGCATCCGAAGTGTTTACTCTTGCCATGGAAACCTAGCCTAACATTCCATTTTTTCTGTCGTTTGTGCCAAGTAACTCCTCTGCAACCTGATTTGCTATTCTTTCGGATCCTTATATTTCTTGAATTTTCTATTGGCAGGCATTCTCTTAAATTTTCTGGCCTATTGTCGGTCCTAATTCCATTAACGTGGTCAATTTGACCAGCAGGCCAACGATTATGAGTTATGTAAAAAACTAAGACGTGAGTTTTATATCTACGCCCATCTATCATGATCATTGAATAACCGTTGGAATCAAAAGTTCCAGCAACACTATTTAATGCTATCCTTCCCTGAGTGGGAACTTTCCATCTAAATACCCCGGTAGATTTATCGAAACTTAGTAACTCAAATATCCTTTTAACAGTTAAATCTTCTCTTTTACGGTTACATCGTCTTCGCGCTGGTTTAGCCATCGTCTTCTTCCTCGTACATTGAGCTATTCGGATCGCTCATCAGTTCTGCGCAGCAGTGCTCACACATGTGAACTTCCAGCACATGCAGCTTCTGACCGCAGTTAGCGCACGTTAAAGCCCGCTCGACGCTTTCTTTCTGGTATTGAATGGATTGTGATGGGCTAAGCATTATTGGCGTCCTGCATCATGAGAAAGACAATCATGGCGGCGCGGAGAGGTCTGGTATCAAATATTGGGCTTACGCCTTTTGCATCCACACACCATTCAGTTAACTGGTCTAAGATAGAAATCCTGTATTTCTCAATAATCGGCCATGAAGCGCTCGGATCATTGCAGTAGTCAGGCAAATGATTTAATGGCTCAAAAGTTGTATCAGCATTTCCGTAATACCATTTGTTGGTGTTATTCCCTGATGTTTCCGGTTTACATGCCCAAAGGCCTTTAAAAATTATGTCTCCTACCATTCTGTTAATTTCAAAATCACTTAACTGTGAATAATCCATTGTCATTTCCTCGCGCGTTCTCTAAGCCACCGGATATCCCACAGGTGAGCCGTGTAATTGAAGGTTTTTACGTCAGATTCTTTTGGGATTGGCTTGCGTTTATTTCTGGAGCGCTTCGTTGGAAGGTATTTGCAGTTTTCGCAGATGATGTCGGTGATACTTCGTCGCTGTCGTCTCATGCTGCCCTCCTGACGCCCTGCCCGATCGCCATCAATGCCGCTTTGGATACGGTAGTAAACATCCGTCGAGGACTGATGAACGGTCGCCAAATCAGCAGCATGGAACCTTTGCTGTTTCCCTTCTTCTCCAGCCCTGTCGATGGTTCGATAAAATTAATCCGTCCATCAGTGATAATGCGAACTTCGTCGACACTCTCCAGAGCCTTGCTGAACCATCCGACAGACATATCCTCTGGCACAAGCATCACTACCGTCTGTCGCTGTTGTATGCTCTGCTCAGCGGCTTTTTCCACCCACGGCCTGATATTGCTGTACGGTGGGTTATTCCAGATTGCACCGTGGCTTATCCACTCAGAATTTAGCGCGTCGTCAGCCTCAGTTAGCCAGTGAGCACACAGAGCATTTTTGTCGCTCGCTGCCGAATCCAGCCAGAATCCAAACTCAATATCCAGTGCATCAAAAAGCCAGAGCGGCGTTTGCCAGCAGTCCTTGTCGTGTGCTGGCGTATTTGATTTGATAGTCACTCTACTTGCCTCTCCTTTAGATCCCGGTACTCGCAATTATCAGGAATGGTTAGTCGTAATCCCTTCTGATGCGCCCACTGGTCAATATCGGTCAGATATTTGTGCATATCTCCAATATCAAGCTGACGTGTTGATTTAACGCATCGTGTAATATTAAAAATCGTCACCCTTTTAGCCGGACAAAATATATCTTTCAGCCACTCATGAACCTCTTCAGGCGTGAAGTTTTCAGCAGAAGCAGCAGATAACTGTGCGGCTATTTCTGCATTCCACATCCACAGCAGATTGTTTTGTGACAATGTACGCTTCTCACGGTACTCAGATATTTTGATTCGCCAGCGTTTGCCGGTAGAGAGGATTTGTTTCAGAACTAACCAGAATTGTGATTTATTGGTTTCGTGCAGAATGAAATCATTCATCATCAGTCATCAAATCTAATTGCTGGATAATTCTGTCACACTGAAAATCAGTATCGATTTTAACCAACCGGCGAAGAACGCGGTCACGCGGATAGATCCGTGGCTTAGGGGCGTTTTTCTGTCTCTCGCCAGTCGGAAGTCTGGAAGCAGACCAGTACCGCTTTGCACGACCAATGTTCTCCTGAAAGTCGGCGCAGACAAGCTCAGTCATCGAACTCATTTCTTAAAGCCTCCAATTACTCTCCCCCAAATAAAAAAGCCTGCGATTACCTGCAGGCCTGTTATTAGCTCAGTGATGTAGATGGTCATCAGAATCCTCCTTTCTTCTTGGACTGCGGTTCCTCGCGTTCACGGCGGCGCATTTCAGCAGACTGTTGGTCTGTGTCATAAATAGCGCCATTTGCCTGAATGCAATACACCGTGCCGGTATTGCCATGACGATTGAGGCGAAGGATTAGTTCGGTTTCACCAGGAGGAACGCTGTCATCAAAAGCGCCTTCACGATGGATCCCCACCCAATAATCGCAATCCTGTTCAATCTGCCCTGTATCGCGCGAGTCACTTGGTAATGGGCGTTTATTGGTTCGGCTTTCCAATGCGCGGTTAAGCTGTGTCAGAAGCACAACAACGCAATCAAGCTCTTTGGCTAGGTTCTTCAATCCTTTGGTGATCATGCCGTAAGCAAGGTCGTTGCGATCGGCCTTCTCAGCGGTCATTAGTGTCAGGTAATCGACCAGAATCATGCCAACACATCCCTTTTCTCGCTTGATTCGACGGCTTTCGCTGACGATTTGAGCCAGAGACAATCCCGGCGTGTCGTCGATGTAAAGCAGGTCGATTTCACTCAAGCGATTGGCTGTTTCGATCGCCCTGTTGAAGTCACCATCGTAATCACCCTGATAGCCGTCATCAGCGTCATTTGTTGCCGGAAGGTAAAAAATATTCGGGTTAACACCTGACTTCTGCCCTACCAGTTTTTCCAGTATCTGGTCACCTGGCATTTCAAGGCTGAACATCAGGGCAGGTTTTTTCTCATGCACTGCGCAGTTGATTGCCATCTGGCTGTATAGCGTCGTTTTCCCCATCTTAGGGCGAGCGCCAATGACGAACAGAGAGCCTTTCACCAGACCTTTCGGTGACAGCAACCTGTCCAGCGATGAGATCCCTGTGCTCATTCCTCGTTGTTCGCCTGATGGGTCAAATCGCTTCTCAAGGTCGCTGACCCAATCTTCCATAACCTCACCAAATGAGCGAAGGCCGCGACGCGATCCGGTTTTTGCATGGTCTGTCAGTTGCGTGAAAATCGCCTGAATAGCTTCGTACTTCTGCGTTGCAGTCATCCCGTTGCGGGAATAGAGCAATTCCGTCGCTTCAGTCATGCGGTTGATGGCGTAGCGTTCCATTGCTGTTTCGCGAACCCGCATTGCATAGGCAACGACGTTTGCTGCGCTTGGCGTGTTCTTTGCGATCTCAGCGATATAAGCAAAACCACCAACAGAAACCGTTAACGATTTGCGCTCAAGTTCATCGAAAAGCGTCAGGCCATCTACTGGCTTTTGCTCCCGGTGCATTCGGGTTATTTCTTCAAAAAGGATTTTGTGTGGTCGGCTGTAAAATGAATCAGGCTTCAGTATCGCCAGAACTTTCTGGACGCGCTCACTGCTGTCATCATCCAGAAGCAATCCACCAATCACCGCCTGCTCCGCCTCGATGCTATGTGGCGGCGCGTAAAAATTATCGGTCATCGTGCTCTCCCTCGCGGACTTTCAGGTAAGTATTATCGTTAAGCAGGAAATCAAATCCCTTTTTGTGCCAGACTGTTCCACGCTGATGGTTCGGACGCTCTTCGAACATCCATCGGCAATTTTCGCCTACGTAGCTCAAATAATTTCTCCAGTCCTGCATCGTGAACCCATGCCCGTCAAGTTGGCGTGTTATCACTCCGGCTTTTCGCCAGAAAGTTCGGATCTGGTTTTTACGTTTGTCATTCAGTGCGCGAACCCTGGAAGCTTCAGGAAGTAATTCGTGGTAAGCATCGACAACATCCTGACAACTGAGAGCTGATTTTTTCTTGTCAGGATTTTCGTCTGCTGCGGTACTCTCTAATACGTTAGTATTAGAGATATTATTTATATTATTGTTTATGGACAATCGTTGGACATCCGTTGGACAACATTTGCTGTGAGCCGCGTCATTACTGGTGTTTGCGTTGGACATCCGTTGGACATCCGTTGGACAATTTTTTGACTGAAAATCGTCATATTTAACGATTGTAAACAGGCTAAATTTCTTCCCCATCGAGCAAATATTAAGCATCCCTTTCGACTCAAAAGTCCGTAATAAGCTCCGAACTTTGTTGTCGGGGATGAATGTTTCTCTGACCAGCGACGGGCGTCCAGTTATCATCTGACCGCGATCAACAGTTATCGGACCGATATCCGTATTGACGACAGTAGATTCGTGATTAGCCTTGAGGATTAAGTGAAGCCAAAGATGTACTGCCTGAGAGTCCTTATAGAGCCTGCTGTCCATAAACTGGCGGTGTATAGAGACATACCCCATACTGGATGCCTCCTGATGTTGTACAGGGTTATGCCTGTAATCAGCTAACTTAACGACGCCCATGTTTCACTCCTGCTTTGGCTAGTCTGTAAACACCAACAAGGCGCTCTGCGAACGCCCTGTTATTTGCTGCGGCTACCACTAATCCCTCAGGTGAATCAGGGTGTCGAATCTCTTCTTTTTCCTGGTATTTCTTACGACGTTTTGTCATAATTACTCCTGTGGATTGATCCAGTAATTCCCTCAGAATTGCATATCAATTTGCTTAAAATCCTCGGTGGCGGCCGGGGATTTTTTCTTTGTGATTTCATCAAGCGCATACTTAAAAGCCCTGCTAATCGGACTGATGTCTGATGCCATTCCGAAAGCACACAAGACCGAAGCAATAAATCTCCAGTCCGTTCTGCTTATCTTCGATTCATGACAGCCAATCATCTTTGCCAGACCGCGCTGGGTAAGCGTTGACAGGTTGATGAGTAAATCTGTTTCTGCGCGATCAACGTCGCGCTGTGATAGTTTGCTGTAACTTGTTTGTTCCATTTCTTACTATTTCCATAGGTAAATAATTTGGTTTTTTATTGTGCACCATTGACAGTCATCCATGACCACGCCGGGCACCCGACCGTATACCGGGCCGTTCGGTATAAAAATTTGCTTTATTAAGCTGCTTTGTTCGGATTGGGGAACAAAGCGGATAAATCAGGGCGAATCAGGTATGCAGGGACGCTTCCATTGGTAGCCATTTCAATGCGCTTGGCATTTTCAGCGGATACCCTTTTCTTCCCATGCAACCAAGCCCATACAGACGGCTGCTTAACACCGCAGGCATCAGCTAACTTTTGCTGACTTCCTACTGAGTCAATAGCCGCTTTAATAGCCTTGTTGACCATAAAAATAACTCCTGCTGAATTCACAATCAGAATAATAGCCAAAGCTATTCAGAAAGTAAATAGCTTTAGGTATTTGACTAATAATAGCTGTAGCTATAGGTTGTCCGAATGAAACTAGATACTTTTTCTCAAAGGCTTACATACGCGATGGATCAGGCTGGGTTTACTCAGGCTTCACTTGGCAATGCTGTTGGCATGTCTCAGCCAAGCGTCTGGAAACTTACGTCTGGAAAAACACGCAATACGCGCAAACTTTTTGAAATATCAAAAGTGCTTGGAGTTCGTACGGAATGGCTTTCCGATGGAACTGGGCCAATGCGTGATGAGGGAGTTGAACCTTATAATCCAAAATCTTCTATTCCTCATGAAAGCACGTGGGGATATTTGGACCCATGGGATGGAGGAACGCCTTTAAGAGGTGATGAAGTTGAAATTCCCTACCTTAAAGATATTGAGTTTGCATGCGGGGATGGTCGGGTGATTGATGAAGATCACAACGGCTTTATGTTGCGCTTCTCCAAATCAACCCTTCGCAGAGTTGGCGCGAACAGTGATGGAAGCGGGGTTGTTTGTTTTCCGGCTCGTGGCAACAGCATGGAGCCAAACATTCCTGATGGAACAACAGTTGCTGTTAACACCAACGATAAGAAAATAGTTGACGGAAAGATTTACGCCATTAACGAGAACGGTTGGAAACGCATTAAGATTCTCTTTCGATCAGGGCCTGACAAGGTAAGCATTAGAAGCTTTAACTCACTGGAATACCCACAAGAAGAAAAGAATCTAAGCGATATCGAGATCATCGGAAGAATCTTCTGGTGGTCTGTAGTTGACTACTAACCTCATCACGCCACAACAAACCCGCTTTTTGCGGGTTTTTTATTGCCCAAAAAACACCAAATCTCACATACAAGAAAAATAAATTACATTAGATATCAACAACTAAATAACCAAAGGAGTTATTTTATAACTATAGCTATTTACAGCAATAATAGCTTTGGATATAGTTAAGCCATGTCGAACGGCGCGACATTAAACCATGCGTCGGGAGCGCGGCGGGTTCAGGATGAACGGCAATGCTGCTCACTACAAAAGAACATTTCCATAACCGGAGGGTTATTGAAGTGTTTTTGTTAGGAGGTTTAAGTGGATCTTACTCAAGCGTCTGTAAGGGAGATTCTTTATTACAATCCTGTGAGTGGTGACTTTTATTGGAAGCCGAGAGCAAAGCATTTGTTTGCGGATAACAGAGCTGCCTTGACGTGGAACAAGAAGTATCCAGGTAAAAAGGCTGGCTCACCTGACAACAAGGGTTATCTGAGAATAAATATTGGAGGTAAAAAATTTAAGTCTCACAGACTTGCATGGCTTTACGTGCATGGCTACTGGCCTGATGTGATTGATCACATAAACGGCGTTAAGGATGACAACAGAATCTCCAATTTAAGAAGCGTTTCTTTCAAAGAGAATATGAAAAACATGCCTTTAAAATCATCTTCATCAACTGGAGTTACAGGTGTTGAAGAAAGAAAAGAGCATGGGTTTTATGTTGCATCGATAACTGTGGATGGAAAACGAAAATACCTAGGCTCATTCAAACTTTTAGATGATGCCAAACAAGCAAGGAAAGAAGCCAATGCACTATATGGCTTTCATGAAAATCATGGACGGAGCCAGTAAACGTGTTTCAAGAGCCATTTCGCTTGCAGGAACGCGTTAGAAGGAAGTTGAAGGTGGTGCTGTGTGCCTGCCAAACGTAGCCATTTACGCGGCAGGCTACCGGAAATCAAAACAACTGACGGCGAGGTAATTATGGGGCAGGAAGAAAAATATGAGCTTAAAAAGATCATTGAAGAAGACGCCATAGAAGAAATTGCAGCATTAACAACAGCTATAAAGAATATTAGGTATGCGCTAAATACGCTTATCTCCTCATGCGACAAAAATAGCAGGGAATTTTTGATACTTGGCGCAGCTCTAGGAATAGTTGATGCGGCAACGCTTCACCTAATTACTCATGACGATATTCTTATTGAGCCGTATGAAACATTACTGCTTGTCAGGCAAAAGATGGCTGATGCCGCAGCAAATGGAGACCTTCAACTTTACATCGACTTAAGGAAAGTATTAAGGCGAATGGTCAGAACTGAAGGAGATATCCCCCTGACAAAATAAGGGGGTGAGAGGATTTTACTATTTTTCTCGCTGTAGGGGTACACGAGAACCACCGAGCCTGATGTGGTTAAAAGACAGGCACAATCCAGAATTTTCTACAGCAAGCCTCTCATCTAATCAGGTCGCAATGCGGCCTTTTTTATTGCCAAAATTTAAGGAATAACAACATGACCAAAGAAATTGTGACATTCAAGGGATTTAACAAAGACCTAAAGTGCCGTGACTTTCAGTTTGAAATTGGCAAGACCTTCCATCACGATGGAAAAGTGGAGGCTTGCGGTTCTGGATTCCACGCCTGTGAATGTCCTTTCGATGTTTTCAGTTATTACTCTCCTGCAGACAGCCGCTTTGCAGAAACCATCTCCTTCGGTATTACTGACCGCGAAGAAGATGGTGACACCAAAATCGCCAGCGCCAGCATAACGATTAAGGCAGAGTTAACGCTTCCTCAGTTCATTCAACGTGGTATCGAATGGATTTGGAGCAAGATAGATAAGTCTCTTGAGCAGCAGATCATGTGTGGCGACTGTTCAGCGGCAACTAACACT